ATGGGGTTTTCCACAGTCGGTAGCGTCAAGCCAGCCACGCCACGGCTGACGTAGACTGAACGCGCGCCATCCGGGATCATGTTGTTGAAATAAAGACCGTAGAGCACGGCGAGCACGAGTGCGCCGAGGAGCACGACGCGACCATCCCGACGGATGATGAACAGGAGCGCCATCGCATAGACGATGAAACGAGTCGTCGCCTCGACACGCTCCTTACCCGTCTGGCGGTCGGACGGCCAAAAGTCGAGCAGGTTTTCCTTCTTGAACACTTCTTGGGCAATGTCCATATTGATTTACTCCGAGATCTTTTTCGCGCCGAGACCGCCTGTCGGACCCATGAGCGACGCCATGAGACCAGACATGTTCTTCATCAGCGCCTCCTCGGACGTCAGACCCTCCTCGGTCATCTGCTTGGCGCAACGCTCCGCGACGCTCTCAATCATGCTGAGCGTCTCGGCTGGCAGAGCCGTAATGGTCGTCGCCAGAATGTACAGCGTCTGGAGGTACTTCCAGATGGCATCCTTGGTCGACTGGGACAGATCGTCAGTCCAAATCTTGGAAATGTTCAGATCGCTGAGCAGAGGTACGGAATCCGAATTCTCCTTGAAAAACAGCTCATTCTTCTCCATCATCTGAGACGCCACGGGGCCGATCGACTTCATGTAGCTCTCGAGGACCGAGCGCGGACGCGCCTTGCGAATCATACTGAAAGTTGCCTGGTACTTGACGAACGACTTCTCCTCGGGGAAGGTGAGTACGAGTTCGTCGAGAAACTGCTGCATCATGTCATTGAAAGCCGAGACGGTGGTCGCCATTTCTAGTTGGGCGACGGTCTACTTTAAGTGTTGGCGCGTAGTATCTTCAAATGTGTGTGATTGAAGATACTATACGTAACATAACTCTTGTTAATTCAGTATTGACACTTTTACATTTGAACCATATATGCGATGTTCTAGAAGACATACGGCAAAAAGTAACCAAGCCTTAAAAAGGATCGTGTGAAATGGACTCCTTCGAGCCCGCCCCCTGCTGCACGATGACATAGACGAGCAGGCCAACCAGAAACGCCGGCTTGAAGTACGCCGAATTTGGGAGCTTCTCCTTGTTCATGTTCGCCTTGACGTGAATGTAAGCGATCGTCGCAGCGGCGGCAATCGCACCGGCGCTCATCGGATCGCGAAAGTAGTGATCCATTTTACTGTCTGCATCTATTTTTTATCGGGTGCGTCGTCGAAGAGCGTCTCGTGGTGTACCGGTGCAGGTGCAGCCACGGGCGTCACGGGCACCTCCTTGAGTTCGCCGTTCGGATCGGCACCAGCTGGTGTACCAGGGACTGGGTCGGTCGGGGAAGGCGTCTCTGGGACGACCGACCCGGGCTCGGCACCCTCCATCGGCGTGGCCGCCTCGGGTGTCACGGGTGGCGGTGCGTCCTCCTCCTCGTCGTCCACCTCACCGTTCGCGTCGGCACCGACGTTGTTGTCCATGTCAAAGTCGCCCGTAAACCCTGGAATGTACGTGTCGAGAATCTGCTGAACCGGGATGAACTCGTCAATCACCTTGCGGATGACGTGTGAAAAGCGCGCGTGCAGCTGGGCACGCTTCTCCGAATCCTTGATGTCTTCGACGACGATGTACGGGCTGTTGTACATGTCCTCGGCCGCGGCGATGTAGCACGAATGGACAAACACGTCGTTGGTCGGCAGCTTGATGTTCATCTTACGGGACTCGTTGGAGATCCGGACGGCCGACATGATCTTGACCGAAATGACAAACACGGCTGCGAGCAGGTTGGGGAACATCGAACACGTCTTGATGATCGCATCCGTGTGCTGCTTCATCATCACGTTGTTCCAGTTCTTCACCTCGACGAGGAGCGCCTGGTACTGGAGGAGCGTCTTGCGCCCCTGGGACTGCTTCTTCGCCTCGGCGTACAAATCAAAGAAGGCGTCGATCATCACTGGAATCATTGCACCTGACAGCTTGGCCATATACTTGCGCTCAGCTTCGGCAAGGACGTCCATTTGTTTTTTGTACCGTTTTTTATTACGTCTTAAAGTCGCGGGTCGCCATCGACCTAGAAATGGGCTGGGGCATAGGCTTTGCCCTCAATGACCAGGGTCGCTTGTACTGTGCCGATGGGTGTAAATGGCGTACGCTCAAGGAGGACTATGATGGGTATCCCGAATGGCCGAGCGCACGTCAGGCTGTACTCGACTACTTTGAGCACGAGGCGCACAGCGAACTCGACATGATTCGCGACGAGTGTCCCGGAACTGCTGCGGCACTCCGCGATGCGTGCGACGAACACATCGGCGTCGCCCTGCGTCAATACGGACGTCTGAGCGACAAGGCGAAGAAACTTCTTCACGACGAAAAGTTGGAGGAGCTGGAGGCTGAACTCGTGCGCATCAAGGAGGAGCTCGTGTCGGCGCTCGATGCGTACAAATCCCAAAAGGCGTACTGGATTGAATACCAGAAAAACCCACCCAAGCCGAAGGTGGCAAAGACGCGGGCCGATGAGCTCCGACAACTCATCGCACCGTACAAGGTTGAGCTCATGGCTGAGGAGGCGGCTACGCGGTGCGATCGTCTCAAGTTGGCCAAGGCGCAGACGTCACGCATGCTCGCCCGCGAAAAGAAGTTTACTTTCTAGCACGAATCTTCTGCGCCGTCTTGGCCAGATTGGCCAGGGTTGGCAGCTGAATCTCGTGTTCTGCCGAATGATCGATGACGACCGTGTGTGTCGACGGCACCGGTCTGGACCATGACACATGGATCGCGTTGGGCAGGGCTCGACGCACCGTGTAGCCGAGCCGATCGAGTTGGCGTTGCAGGTATGTCGTCGCGGTCGTCACGTCGTACGCAGGATACCCGATGACGAACGTGGGCGTCGTGAGCACGAGATCGTGAGCGCCGAGCGTCGCGGCGTTTGAAATTTTACGCGAAAACTGCTCGAGGATGGCTTTATAGGTGGCCTTTCGACCGTCGAGCCGTTTTCTTTCGCGATCTGCGAGTTGTCGGGCCGAAACCACCATACTACTCGCACAGGTTTTGAGCCTCCTTTATGGACGCAAGTTTCAGGCAGTGATCGACCGCTCGATCAGCGAATCGGTCGACCCGGCCGGCATCGAGTTGGACTGGGCGTCGGCAAATGCACGGCCGCGCTGCTGCAGGCGCTGGGTGTCCAGCCACGAGTCGAGCTTCTCGGACACGCCCGGGATGTTCTGCTTCAGGGTGGCAAACTGTTCCTCGAGCACCGCCTCGATCGAATCGAAATCCTGGTACTTGTCCACGGACTTGTCACCAAAGCCCTGGAACGGTCCGTTCGCCTGTGGCTGCACCTGGCCAGTCACGCTGATCAGGTTGCCGTCAGCATCAGCCTGGATGTCGTACTGGACACCGAAATAGCCGCGCGTGTTCAGGAACAGGATGCGGGCATTGTAAATGACCGACCCCTGGTCACCCTGCATCGGGTTGATGTAGATGGTCTGCAGGGGGTACAGATCGGGGACGCGATCCTGGACGGCGTTGACGATCGTCTGGATGGTGGCCGGGCTGACGGGATTGGACGCGGACACATCAGTGAATGCCTCTTTGCCTGACGTACGGTTCCATATCATAAACCCGAATATAGCCAGGAGCAAAAAAATGAACATGTCAGGGCTCTTCATCCTTTACTTGGGTGCGTCAAAAAAAATCACCGAATCCCTCACGGGAAAGTAATGGCGACGCTGGTCTACAGTGATCGATGCCAGTTTTGCGCCCAGGTCATCAAGTACATTCAGGAGAATGCCGCCCTCTTGCACATTGTCAAGTTTCACAACGTCGCGAAGCAGGGTGTCCCCTCCAAGCAGATTACGCGCGTGCCGACGCTTGTCACGAACGATAACAAGTATCTGGTGGGCACGGAGGTCAAGGCGTGGCTCGAGTCCATGCTGCCCAACGACGAGGTGGAGGCGCTCGAGGCGTTCGGTCCGGCGACCAGCATGCTCGACGGCACCGACAGCGAGACGGGTGATTTTTTCGACTGGACTCGGCACGGATCATCCCTGGCACCCACGATGACCAAGGAGCTCGAGGAGCGTATCAATCGCAAGGTTCAGGATGCATACTCGGCATATCAGAAGTAGTTTTTCTCTCACACCACTAGTAGGATGGCGTCAAAGCCGGACATTCCCACGGATGTTACCGTGACGAGGCTTTTTACAACCGGAAATCTCGTCTCGGCAAATGCACTTTCAACGGGGAACTTGTTCACGACCAACGTACTCATGGCTGGAAACATGACAATCACGGGCACGCGCACAGCCGGTCGAACCTCGCTCACCGTCTCGGGAAATGTCATCGCGTCGAACGCGTTCGTCGTCCGTCGAATCTACGCATCGAACGTCACGCTCAAAGACTCGCTGAGCATCACCGGAAACATGTTTGCGTCGAACGCCCTGACGACGGCGAACTTGTACGTGACCGGCCCGATCTTCGTACGCGGGACTCGGACACCGGGTCAGACGACGCTCGACGTGACTGGTAACCTCTGGACGGCGAATGCAGTCACGTCCGGAAACTTTACGACGATCGGCAACGTCCATGCGACCGGGAACGTGCTCGTGACTGGTGCGGCGACGCTCGGCCGAACGACGCTCGGCGTGACTGGAAATGCCGTGCTTTCAAACACGCTGACGACCGGGAACGTGACTGCGACCGGGAACGTGACGGCGTCCGGACTCATCACCGTGACCGGTGCGTCGACACTCGGTAAAACGTCGGTGTACGTCGCGGGCAACGTCTACGTCTCGAACTCCCTGGTGACCGATCGGGTTTTTACCGGGAACGTCGTCGTCCAGGGTGGTGTTGCTGCGGGCGTAGGCGGATTCACGACACTGAGCGTCGCATCGGGGAATGCGTACGTTGCAAATGCGCTCGTGACGAATAACGTATGGACGTCGAACGTCTACGCAACCGGAAACGTCGTCGTGGCTGGTACGGCGACGACCGGTCTGACAACCTTGAGCGTGACTGGGAACGTGACCGTGTCGAACGCACTCACGATGAGTAATCTGTACACGACCAACGTCCATGCGACCGGGAATGTCGTCGTGACTGGTGAATCGACGATCGGCTCGACGACGCTGAGCATGACTGGTAACTTGTACGTCGCAAATGCACTGAGCGTCTCGAATCTCTACGTGACGAACGTCTATGCGGTTGGAAATGTCGTCCTGGACGGTACGACGACGATCGGTTCGACGACCCTGAACGCCACCGGCAACATCTACCTGTCGAATGCGCTCGTCACTGGAAACGTGGCGACGACGAACGTCTACGTGACCGGTATCGTGACTGCCGCGAACGTGTACATCACGGGGAACATGCACGTCTCGAACGCAATTACCGCCATGAACATCTTTGCCAACTCGTATGTGCTCACCGGGTACTATCCGGTCGCTACACCGGAATACAACGGCGCCACGACCATGAACGCCTTTACGAACGTCTACGTGTCGAATGCCGTGACGACGA